TTGTCATAAGTTGAGCGAACTGTGATTTCACCCTGTTTGTGTTCTACCTCAAGATCATCATGTGATAGACCTGCTACAGCGAGATCAATGAAGAACTCTGTGTCAGATTCTTTACGAATATTGTAAGGCGGAAAGCCTGAAGACTGTTGTTGATGTTCAACATATCTCTGTAGATTGTCAAACATTCTGTCAAAGCCAACGGCATATGGGGTGAGTCGATTGAGATCGAAAGTAGTTAGATGTGTCATTTGCTAATCTCCTATTAAGCAAGATTGTGTTTTATGAATAGCCCATTATGGCGCTATACGACTTATATATAAGACATTTTTTTGAAATGTCAAGAGTTCTCAGCGATTTTTTTTGCTCTCGCTTGAATATATTCGCTCTGTAAAACAGAATATAAATCTGGTGGACGGTAGTTAGGCCCTTTCAGCACCTTACCATCTTCACGATAGATTGGTTTACCATCAGCACCAAGTTTGCTCATGTTGCTTCGCTGAACTTCAGCAAAGCATCTGTCTAGATCAATGCCAAAAGCGTGGCCAGCCCCATAGACGACATATAGAATATCAGTAAGAGCATCAGCCACTTCCAATATGTTTTGTCTTTTGATCGCATCCTTGAGTTCATCTAGTTCTTCCTCAATCAGTTCAACTCTCAGTTTTTGAATATCCTCATCTGGAAACTCTGGTTCTGTTTTGACTTCTTGTCCAAACGCATTCATAAAGTCCTCTACACCACGAAAGTTAGAGTATATCAATCTTTTTTCCATACTATCGTTTTTTCCCAATATTATACTTTGCTGTTAGAATCCATTCGTCTTTTTCTTTGTATGGTAGCACCTTGATTTGCGACAATGGTGCTACTGGATCAGAAGACTTGTCTTCATCTACCAATCCAATCAAATCCCACTCAGCGAGTAGGTTAGCAATAGTATTACGCCGTGCGATGTCATCTTCACTGAAGTTGCTAGGCTTACCATCAAGCGCAAACAACTCTTTGAAGTGTACGATGTAATACTTACCTTGTTTATGTAGAATGTGACAAGACTGATAGATTGTCTTGTCTTTGCGTGAAGCAACACCAATACGAGTTAGTGTTTCTCGAATCTTCAAGAAGTCATCATCTTCTTTTAGTGTCACCTCTACGAGATTACTGATATCAACCGTCATTACTCCCACCTTTTTCCAGTGTTTTTCTTATTTGTGTCAACTGTTCTGAAGAAAGGATAGAGAGGGCTTGAAGTGCTTTAGCATCGTTGTAGCCATAGTATTGCTTCACCACGGATAAGTCTCCTTCATTATCTTTCTTCACCCATTTAGCATATCTTTTTTTAGATCTTACACTATTTAGTAAATACTCGAACTGAAGAAGATTATCGGTGTGGTGTCTGCGATTCATCTCATTTGCTACACCAACCGTGTCTAAGTGATAAGACAAAGCACGATTGGTGAGAAATGGAGAGTATGACTTCTCTGCGAGTCTGTCATTCTCCGATCCTCGCATGAGATTTTTCTTACTGGTATTGATAGCGTTGATATAGTCGAAAGGATTACTCATTTCCACTCTACCTCTACCATTAGTTCTGTAAGAAAGGCTATGAAGTTCACCTCTTGATCCGCTACGAATGCAGACTTATATTGATAGTCCGCAAGCGTCACCACTGTCTGAGGGATGCTCTGTGGTGCTATGTAGTCATTCATACTGTCATAGACTTTACGAAATAAAGGTGAAACATCACCATCGACATTCTGTCCAACCCATTTACGAACAGCACTAAACTCTTTGTTCTTTAATGCATCAATGAGAACTTTCATATTAGCATCAGATAGATTGGACAGAATACCAGTGTCGATACTACCAGTAGCAGAATATCTCTGAAGTTCGTTCAGTATTCTTCTGTTATCTGGAAAGTGTTTCATGATAACTTCGCCAACAATCTTATCCTGATATTCGATACCTTCTTGGTTCAGAATATTCTTCACTCGCATGAAGAACTCTTTCGCCATGACAGGTTTATCAGCATTACTAATCTTGAACTCTACAACAGAGCATCGACTATGCAGTGGTGCGATAATCTTGTTGACAAAGTTACAAGTAAGAATAAAGCCACAGTTACGACTGTATTCTTCCATGAAGTTTCTCAGTGCTGGTTGAACAGTCTCAGCATTGAGATAGTCTGCTTCATCTAGAATCACATACTTACGCCCACCAGCGAGAGATACTGATGATGCAAAGTTCTTGATTTTAGTTCGCAGAGTATCGATCAATCGTCCTTCATCAGAACCATTGATTACGATATAGTCACATTCCAACTCTTCTAACATCGCTCTAGCGATAGTGGTTTTACCAACACCAGCAGAGCCAGTTAGAAGAAGGTTTGGAATGTTCTTGTTGTTTACAAAAGTCTGAAAAGTTTCTTTCAAGTTAGGCGGAAGAATAGTATCGCCCACAGATTTAGGACGATACTTCTCTACCCATAAAAAATCATCACGCATAATTCACCATAATATAGAGAGTTAGTTTACTCTTCAGATTGTACAGATTCGCCAACAGGATCCTGTGCAGGTTGGTCTTCTTGAATCTTTTCGACCAAGAACTGACGCACACTAGCAATACCTGCCAGTTCTGCACCTTCAAAAGCACCACGCTTAGTGCAGATGTCAATGATTTGGACCATGTTAGCCATCATTTGAGGTTCAATTTGAGCCATCTTGATTATACTCCGAGTTTGTTTCAGTTGCAACCCAATACTCAATATTCATTGAAGTATTTTTGAAATGTGAAATGCCCGACTTTGAGATTTTCACATTATATTCACCGTTGATGAATTTAAGATTTTCTGTCTTAAATACCATGTTGAATATTGCACCATTGCTATCAGCAACATGGCGATCATATTCATTAGAAGTTGGGTTTTTCGTGTCAGTAGCGACAAGAAAAATACCTGTAGCACCACCACGAACCACGACTTCTGGCAGACCAAGTTGATTTGCCGCAGATACAACAGATTTCAAGTCATCGGCCGACATTGTAAAAGAAATCTCTGGATCAGGCATATCAATATTCTTCTCTGGTGGTGATGTTACCATAGAAGGATCTGTATATGTATAACGAGAACGAGACTTGTTGTTTTCATCTCTAATCGTTACATCCATTTCACCAAATGCAAAGTCTGCATTGTCAAATAGACTTGCTAGACCAAGGAACTGGTTTAGTTCATAGATAGCAAAGTCTACGGGAAATGTTTCATCCACTACCGCTTGTGCGAGAATATTCTTCTGCTCACTTACGGTGCGAATTGTATTCCCTTGCTTGAATGCAAGAGAAGGATTGATTGTTGAAAAGTTTTTCAACACATCAATAGTCTTATCACTGATTCTCATCATTATTTACCTCAGTTCTGTTTTCAAGTGAATCAATATAAAGTGCCATAATAGCATAGTGAACAACTTTTAGCAAGTCACTTCTATTCTTGCCATCTTTTTTTCCGTATCTCTGGCAATACTTAATGATATTACCCATACAGAAACCTTCGCCATGTCCACTGTCAATAATAAACTCAGTAGACTGGAATTTGTTGAAAGAGTAGTGACCGTCATAAGTGGCAGCCACATAATCATAGACCTCTTTCAGTATCTTGTCTTCATCAAATTTAAACTTACTCATTTTTTCATCAACTTAATTTCATCAGGATCAGCAGTTGCAGTAGCACCGAGTTGAGCCAAGTCACTCAGACTACCACCAAATGTATATGAGCCAGTGTGCAATAGTTTCATCCACGGACACATCCATGTTTTGACACCAATATTCTTCATCCACTGACAGAACATATAATCTTCTGAAAGATAACGCTTTGACTCTGGATCAATCAATGCCTGAAAATACATCATGATCTCACGACTACCATCAAAGTGTTTTGTGCGAACATGATCAGGAACATATGAATAGTCTGGAAACGCCTCATCAAACTTTCTAAAAGCATTCTTCGTAATCATCATGAAACCAGTGCCACCTTCAAGAACAGGCACAGGCTCATCAAGTCTTACTTGTGAACTTTCTGTATCTGGATTGAACACATAGTCACCAACATATTTTTCAAGTTCTCCTGGATTTTCATCAGCATAACCTTTGTCAACGGCTCGCTTGATTTTTTCCCAAGCAATCGTCTTCTTAGGATAAGGACCACAGATAATGTCTTTACGAATACTATCGTCTTCTTCTTCAGTATCAGCAAGAGCCGCCAATGTAATTACATCGTTAGGATCAAAGCCAATATCTGAATCAATAAACATTAGATGTGTATAATCGCCGCGCATAAACTCATCTGCACAATAGTTTCTTGCTCTGGTGATTAGAGATTCATTGAAGAGATAAAAAAACTTGATATCCATTTCATACATGGCACCAAGTTTAGCCAAGTCAGCGGTAGACTTGGTATACATTCCATGACAGTTACCACCATACATTGGTGTAGCGACAAAGATTTTCTTCTTCTTTAGTTCGCTAAGTTCAATTGTAATTTCCAATTCAATTACTCCTTATAATAAAACATTGTGTAGATTATATAGTAAGAAAGTGCCTGCTGTCAAGCACTTTCTCAATAATTTCAGTTATTTATATGACTTAGAATGAAACTTTTTCATTCGATTCTTCGTCAGTTTCAATTTCAATATCAGCATCGACTTTTGTGTAAAGGTCACGGAAAGACTGCTTAGTATCCTCATCGAAACGATTGATACACATTCCAATCGCAGTCATTTTATCATTAAAAATGCTGTATGCTTTTGCAATGTGAACTAGACGGCGAGTTGAAATAATCTCATCGACACCACCATCATAGAATGTCTTACGAATGATATCTGCCCAATCGACCAGTTTCTCAACAAACTCAGTATCTTTGATTTGAAGGTCATCGAAAACTTTACCAATAATCTTCTTTTCAATAACAACTGAAGGATATTCCTGTTCGATAGTGATAGGAAAACGCTCAAGAAACGCTTCGTTCATCACATTAGTACCGATAAACCGACCATCATCACTACCCTTACCCTTGGTATTAGCGGTAGCAATGATAGTAAAGCCAGGAGCAGGCTTGACATATTCACCAGTCTTTTTGATGAAATAGCCTTTGCCTTCTAGAATGGACTGCAAGCACATGACCTTTGCTGGATTAGCCAGATCAAGTTCATCAAGCAGTGCTACGGCGCCACGCTCCATGGCTTTGATGATTGGACCTTTGAAGAACTTGGTATCACCATCGATCAGACGGAAACCACCGATTAGATCATCTTCATCAGTCTCAACAGTAAAGTTGATACGAATGACTTCACGCTTCGTTTGGGCACAAGCCTGTTCGATACCGAATGTCTTACCGTTACCAGAAAGACCAGTGACATAAACAGGATAGAACATCTTAGAATCAACAATCTGCTTAATCTTTTTGAACTCACCAAAAGGAACGAACAGTGGGTCTTTCTCTGGAACAAGATTTTCAGTGAAAGATTCTGTAGTCACATTCATATCTTTTACAATCACATTTGGCTGAAGAGCAACCTCGGCTTCAGGCTTTGATGTCTCAGCAGTGTTTTGTAAACCACCAATCGGTAGACGATACACACCACGACTAATGCGATACTTATCACCACGGATTAACCAGATCGGCTTTTTGAAACCTTCTGTTTTCATCAAGTCGAGAATCTGTTGACGGCTGACAGTGCTACCGTATTTCGCTGAGGCTGCCATTACGAAAGCCATCTGATTTTCTGTTAGTGTTTTCATGTTTAAACTCCTCTCTCACGAATCACTTACAAGATCATAATATCAAAACTAGAGTCTTATGTCAAGCCACATAATCAATAAATTTTGAAAGCATTATTCGACTACCTTTACGGCTACCATTGGCTTTCTTGAATGCTTGACGGATCATTGCTTTGCTTGCGTCTTCAGCAACTTCGATAGCACCATTTGAAGTAGCGAGATACCGGCCTCCAAGGATACCAAAGTAAGCACTATACCCATAGTCAGGAATAAGACAGAACTTGTCCTTT